CGCATCGCGAACGGCTGGCAACTCTACGTTAACCATGTGTTGAAGTTCGGCCACCATTTCAGCAATTCGCTTTTCTTTTTTCTGTTCGTCGCTAAGTTCCTCAATTATCTTTTTAACCTCTGTAGGTGCTTTGTAATATGGGTGCTTCGGTGGAAACAGCGCCAGTTCCTTACCCGGATTAAAGCGGAAAATCTGCTGTTTTGCCGTTTCGGTGCAATTATCACCCCGTTTCATGGATAATTCAGGGTCAGAAAGCGGATATTTCCCTTTTCTGACCTGCACGGCTGTACAGCGACAGTTCCACCCATTCGGCGGCAGGTATTTGCCCCAAAACGGGTCGGACGGTGGCAGGGTTGTACCGTTCAGAATGGCGTGATCCTCACGCACGCGGTCATCTTCGGCCGTTCTGTACTGTAGGTCGTATTTGTCGCCGTCAGCTTCAAACCGGTGCCAGCGTGCAGCCATGAGGGAAGCGCCGACCGCGTGGTTATATTCCGCGTACAGGTAGTTATGATTATACCTGTTGTTAACCTTTACCGCATCCTGGTGGAACGCTTCAAAAGACTTTATGTTTCCTTTCTCATCGAGCAGGGAGAGCCCCACTTCGCGGAGAGTGTGAAACGCCTTGAAGCCGGAGAAAATAAAGGCGTTGTTTTCGAGTGCATATCTGACCGTTTCCGGAACTTCATGCGGAAGCCCTGAACTGATACCCGTTACCAACTGTTTTAATGTTTCACCGATAAGCCGGCGAGCTTCGGGGGTATTCATTTGGGCATTATCGAATCCACCGGCATGATAAACCATGTCGGCAGCGTCAAAAAATGCCGTATCGTCGAAATTAGGGAGTTTGTCACCTTCCGCAAGTTGCAGGAGGTCTCCGCTATACAAGTCGCCCAAAGCGCGGTTAAACGCAAGATATGAGCCCCGCAGCCCGGCATTAGGGGCGGGGCTTAGTCGAAAAAACGGTCCGGCTGTGTTTTCGCTTCGCGTGCCCCGGAAATCTGCACACCGTATTTATCCGTGAAATATTCCGGTGGAATTTCGTAATACTCCAGGAGCAGGCGTTCAATTTCGCGCTGTTCGGCAGGCGTGTAACTGGCCGCGTTGTTCCATTGGAAACGCAACCCCTGGACCGGGAAGCCGTGGCGAACCATGAGCGGCAGCAGTCGCCCGTTAACCACGTTGGCCACCATGGCCGCGTCGCTTTCGGTGACACGCTCAAAAATTTCAAGATGCACCTCCGACTGAGACAGGGACGAACCCGAATCAATGGTCATGGTTTGCATCAAGATGGCCTTTGATAGTTCCGAGTTGCAGCGATCTACCCGTTTGTCATATACGTTGTAAGCATCGCCCCTGCTTGTTTCTTTAATTTCAATGTCGGTGCCTTCCGGGAACAGTCCCCAGAAAGCCGTACCCATGGTTTCGAGTGCATTTTCCACCCTTCTGCGTTCCTCTTCGTCAGGACTGGAAGTGTGAGCCACACGCATAGGCAGCCCGAAAATTTCGCCGAACATATCCCAGAACGCCAGCATATTTTTTTTGCTGATGCAGGACGGGCAGCATTTCAGCAATAAACCGAGGTCGCGACCCTTACCCACAGGAATAACCCAGTTTGCAAAGTCCCCCTCCACATACGAAATACCGCCGCGCCAGTCGTCGCCCGGTGATTTGACCACGACCCCATATTCGGGTACAACGTGTTTTCGGGGCACGAGTTCCACCCCGTCATAACGCATAATGCCGTTTTCATCGTTAACAATATCGCCCAGCTGTATAAGCGTGGGACCCCAGAAACGTGAGTCCAGGGCAAGATCCATAAAATCGGAAAACCATTCCTGTTGCAGCAGTTCGGTGGCTTCTGCGTTTTCCTTGCCGTCCTGTCCTACAAGACGGAAGTCCTTTTGCAGCGTTTTTCCTTTGCGTTGGCCGATACAGCCGGACAGGTGAGCGTCCAACACGGCATCTCCGTAAATGTCATAAAGCCGGCTACGGTTCGGGTTTTCGTAGTCGATAGCCATCTGGTGAGCATTGCGCCAGTCCGCTATATCTTTTTTTGTAAGCGAGTCGGATTGCTGGAGCAGTTGTGCCGTCAGCTTCAAACCTTTTTTGCTTGAAGCTTTCCGAGCCAGGGTCATTATTTCCGACCGTGTGGGGCGGTCGAACCAGTCACGTATATTTGATATTAAATTAGCCATTATTTCTATTTTAAGTTAAGCGTAAATTTCCTTTCGCATCGAGGCGGAGCCTGTCAGGTGCCGACAGCCTTAAACGCGGTGCAACAACGGTAAGAGTGACGGTCTTGTAATACTTCGTGCCGCCGGTGGGTATCACATGCACCCTTGCGGTTCCTGGTTCCCTTGGAACAATGCGCCCGTCTGGTTCAATGTAGGCAGCCGTCCCGTCCGCTTGGTAAATGATGTTTTGCAGGGCAGAATATGGCAGCACCTTAGCCTCAATATAACGTGGTATCCGGTTGCCGATAGTTACAGGTGCCGGGGCTTCAACACGCAGCCCGGAGGGAACAGGCATCGCCACCAGTTCCGCACGGTCTGCCACTTCTTCCAGTTTAAGGCGTGTTTGTTCCGTCAATGCCTGTTCAGCCTGTGCATTCACGGCAGCCGTCTGGGCGTTCTGTGTCGCCACCTTTGCTCCGGCAGTTGCCGAGTTCGCTTTCTGCGTCGCCGTATTGCAGTCTGCTACCGCCTTGCCGGAAACCCTTTCGAGTTCCAGGGCACTATCCAAAACATCCCCGCTGGCTTTATTCGCCTTATCTGCGGCCGTATTGGCACGTTTGGCGGCTTCGGTAGCCGGTTGCTTGAGCATTTCTATTTGTGCGGCCGTGAAGTCCTTAAAAGTGAACGGGTCCCCCTTTTCCCCTTTCAGTTTCTGCAACTGTTCAGGGGTGAAGTCCTCATAAGTGAACGGCAGCCCCCGCGTGTAGGCTGCGAGCGCATCACATTCCACCACGCCGTCCGTGTCGGTGGCAAGGTGCCAAAGGTTAACGCTGATTTTTTCCGGGTAATAGACACTTTGCAGCCCGTCCGGCATAAGGTCGTTAACGAGCTTGAGGTGCAGTTCCCGGCACAAATCACCTTCACAAAGTCCGTGGCCTTTGAAAATGACCAACAATGCGTCCCCGTCCGGTGTGCAGTTGCTGTAAATGCCGCCGGTGCGTGAAGCCGTGAAAATATGCCCGTGCCTGGTGCGGTATTCAATGCAGAAGTCCACATCAGGCGGCAAAGCGACAATATCCCCGGAAGCATTGCGGAAGCGTTCACGGAGGATAAAGTCGCTTTTATAGTTGATATGTCGGATCTGTTCCATTATGTAAATCTTAAATTTCCGTTAGCATCGAGGCGGAGACCGTCAGAGGCGCAAAGCCTGAGACGTGGCGGAACCACTTCAATGGTCAAAGTGCGGTAAATGCCGGTGTTTCCGGTAGCCACCGCGTAAATGCGTGCCGTTCCTTCTTCCATGGGAACAATTTCCCCGTCCGGTGTCACCCTTGCCGCCGAATTGTCGGCATAAAAGAAAATCGAACCCAGTCCGAATCGCGGGAACAGTTCCGCTTTGATTTTCGGCAGCATGGTGTTTGTAACCGTGACAGAGCCCGGGCACTGTTTAATATCAATACGAATCGGTGCGGCCAGGTTCTGCGAGGACAGCGAAGCCACCAGCGACTCCACCAGGGCGCGGGCAGCTTCCGACTTCTGGAGTTCCGCGGCGGCTTTTGCCACGGCATCATCCACCCCGGCCAAACGGGTGTCGATATCCTGCTGAATTTCCGGGATATTCGTTTCAATGAACAAAGCGAGCGCATCGCGCACATTACCGCAGTGTTCCACCAATTCAAAGAATAGTGACCCCACCTGCTGTGCTGTCACCGTCTTGGCCGCCACCGCGTCGCGAATGGCAACGGCACGGGCCGCGAGTTCGGCCGTATTAAGCTGCGGCACTTGGATAGGCGTAATATTTTTCATTCTGATAAAAATTTAAATTATGCGAAAGTATCGTCAAACGGATTTTGGAAAATACGTGTGAGGTGAATCTGCGCGTTTTCTTTCGGTGGCCGTCCTGCCATTATATCTGCCAGCGCATCCCCCAGCGGGTCAATGAGCATTTGTTCGGAACGGTGAGGTCTGACGACGACAGAACCGGTAACTTTGCCCGGAGACGTGGCGGACATGAGGTAGTTAAATTCCAAACGGCCGATATCGGTTGCCGGTGCGAGTTTTCGCACGCTGTAGGCTTCGCGAATGGTCGGGGCTACTATGTCGTCGGCTTCATATTCCAGAACCCGGCCGTCCGCCAGGGTGTCTGTCAGTGATAAGCCGTTACGCCTTATCAGGGAGAACACCCCCTCGGCAGAGCCAAGGGCGATAATGGCAATATCTATGAGCGACTGGCGGTCTTTTACTTTTATTTCCATAGCTATGATATTGTAATTACGCCGTTATCGGCAACAGTTATATTTGCGACATCGAGACCGACGGCACGCAGCATCTTTTTCGTATTTCCCGGCCAGAATTTGTCGCGGTTTGCGGCAAGCATTCCGGGAGCGTCAGCCCCCAGCAGTGGCATTTCTTTGAAATCTCCTGGCATGGCGCGGAGGACCGTTTCGGCAATGAAGCCGGAAGCCTCTGCGACGACGGCAGCGCGGTGATGAACGAGCAGGTCCGCCGTTTCCGTGTTGATTTGAAGTCCTGTAATAATCATTGCTTAATCTTTGTATTTTCGTAATCTGACTTTTTAAACGGCTTGGCCGTTTGGGCTTTGCTTGTTGTCGGGCTTATGGTGCCAGCCGGTCCGGTTCCAACCGTAGCAGTTGTAATGTGCGTATGGTTGTTATAGGCATTTATAAGGCTGTTAACCGTATCTTTCAACTCATTCAGTTTGTCGGTAAGTTTCTGGATAACGACCAGCCCGTCCAGTTTACCCCCGTTGAATATGATATCGCTTTTATTGATGTCTGCTGACATTTGGGCTGTTTTCAGCCGAATGCCTTCCGCATCGATAACGGCGGCAGTTTCCCCGATCACCATTTCGGCCGACTCTATTTTGTCGGTGGCCAGCATCAGCCCGGCGGCACCGTCAGCCATAAAACCGACCACAACAAACGCCTCTTTTTCCGGATAAATGACCAGTCCGAAATCAGAGCTCTGGTTCGCCTGTAGGTTCACGCCAAGCAGTGGCGCACCTTCATTAACCGGGGTGCAGTCAATGGTACGGGCTTTTTTATCCACAGCGTCCACAGTGCAGACCAGGGCAACGGTTTCACCGTCCTGCTGTGCCAATTTCCTTATCGCGTCTTTGATATTGTCCATTACGTTAGAATTTAGCCGATACGCAGCCCGAGGGTAATTTCCTGCCTGTAGCCGGTATCGCCGTATTTAATTACATTCTTTTTCACCTGGTACACGCCCATCTTTGTGCCGTCAATGATAATGCCGACAGCATCCAGACAGTCGACCAGTGTATGCCCAAACGTGGTAAACGAGCCGGAAAGCCCGTCCCTTTTGAGGCGTTTTATTTCCTGCTGTGCCCACGCTTTCAGTTCGCTTTCTGTCTTGTTGTATGTGTGCAGCGTGCGTTGTTCCCCGTCCGCGTCCCCTGCTTCGACCTTTATTTTCTTGTTGTCCGGCATGAGGCTGATAGCTTTAACGCGCAAGCGCATATTTTCCGCCTTCTGCTGTTTCAGGTTCTGGTCGGAAATGATGTTAAACCCGGTTTTGAAAACCTGTGAGGGCTTGTTGTCGCGTTCAAACAATACACCGCAGTACAGAACCGGTTCCCCTTCCTCATAGCGGAAAAACGAGCGTATGCCCTGCTGGGAAAGTTTGCCAAGCAGGGCGGCCACAGTGTCAGCCGTTACACGGTAAGCCCCGAGCGACTGTTCCCCCATGACATTGAGCCTGTAAGAAATGCCCTGGTCCTTGAGCAGTTTTTCAAGCGTTACAGAACGGTAAGCCATTTTCTTTGCCGGCATCTGTTTCAGGTTGAACATATCATCCTCGCAGGTTATGACTACCGGGGTTTTGAAGCCCACATCACGGACAAACCCGGAAAAAGCCGTTTGCAGGTTATCATCGTAGCCCAGTGATATGGTTACTTTGTCGCCGCGCTTGACCGGTATCTTTTCCGAACCGTCCCACTTTAATTTTTTGGGCAAAGTGATTTTTGCTTCGGTCGTCAGTTTGTCCGTGTCCCGCACAATTTCCACAGCCGTAACGCATTCAACAGACCACGTACGGTCGCTTTGAATCTCTATTTTTGCGGATAGTCTGAACATTGTTTAAACAGCGTTTAAATGGTTTTTAATAATCGTATCGGTTTGGTTTCATGCAGCCTGTGCGTATCGGGTTGTGCGTATCGGTTTCTCCTTCCTCACTGACATAGACAGGCAGGTCGGGCGAAGCTTTGGAAGCCTGTACATCGCGCAGCCATTTAATGGAGTCGTTGTACAGGCATTCCCGGCGTTCATGGCCCATATTTTGCGGCAGTCGGTGCACCATCAGCCATAGGGAAATATTAACGGCACACTGCACGACCATCGGGTTGCGGCAGGTTCCGGAAGCGGCAAACACGCGGTCCATGTCGTAGCGTGCACGCAGATAAGAGGAAATTTCCTCCAGTGCGGCAGCTTCGGCGGCCATGCGTGTAGCCTGGTCCTCTGTTATCTGCTCAAATTCGTAAGTATCGCAGACAGAGCGGTAATCTTCAACAGTCAAAAACATAGGCATATTATTTAGAGGGGTTCGCTTCAAAAATGGCTATCTTTCTGGCCGTTTCGGCAGTGAAGCCACGGGCAAAACGGTGTTTTCTGATTAGCGTTTTAATGGCTTGCATAGATACACATACAGGGCGCCCGTTATGTACGAGCACCAGGTATTTTTTACCGTACAGGTTGGCATCTCGTTTGGCTTGTCTGATAGCCTTCTTTTTGCGCCAGTTGAAAACACAGGCGCGTAAATAGTCCATAATTACCATGATACATTTTTTGCATTTGTCCTCCTGCCGAAAGAGGGGTTAAACGATTTAGTGCGTGTGTCGCGCTGTAGCATCCAGATAGCGCCCTCGTCGGCATCGGGGGCATCATCGTGGCCGCGCATTCCTTTTTCAAATGAAAGTGTCTGGTCAATACCTGTCAGCATGTCCGGGTCGTCTCGTTGGGTCTCATCATATACCACGAAGCCACGCTCCCAAAGCGGGCTGATAGCTTCAATACGCTGGAATTTATCAGGCTTTTTACGTTTGTCCCCTGTAATGGGCAGCTGATAGCCGCGGAGTTCCCCTTCACGTCGGAACTCGTCCAAAATGGTGTCCTGCATGAAGTTCGCCTCCATGTACCAGCGTGGGGAAATACCTTGCTCCCTGCACCATTCGTAGAGGTCATAGCACCAGCGCACCATTTCGGCCACGGAAGACTGCCGGACAAAGGCGCGGAGGTGGTAAAGTGTCGTTCCTGCCTTACCCCACAGTTTTGCCGCCTTGAAGTCGTTTTTGGTCGAGCCTTTGAATGAGGGGTCTATGTACAGAATAATTTCCGAGAATTTGTTCCATGTCGGGCGTTTGCCCCAGCGGATCCACTCATTTTTGAACACGGCACCCTCTATTATCGGGTTGTTCATGTATTCCTTCTGAAAAGCCCTGTAACCGACAACCATTTCAATGTCGCGCACTTCCCCCTGCGTCCATTTGGAAGCCCACGAAATATTACCCTTGTTGTCGTAGATGTTCACGCGGGTAACATGTACCGACTTGATGTCGCACCACTTGGCCAGTACCGAATTTTTGGCAATGAGGTTGCCCACCATGATGAAGCGGCCACGTCCGCCGTCGAGCGTTCCGAACAGAGCCGAGCGTAACCAGTCAAACAATTTGTTGACACGTGCCGGGCTTTCCACCAGTTCGTCATCGTCGAGGTCGTCGATAATGACGTAGTCCGGACGGTGCGAGCGATAGCGCAGACCACGCGGTGACTGTCCGCGACCACGGGCGAAAAACGCCACTTCCGAGCGTGTCACAAATTCGCCCTCTTCCCAGGATCCTACGTTATACTGTTCGCCAAAGTCGTGTATGTACCGCTGGTTATACTGTAATTCGGCCTGAATGTCACCGAGCAAGGTCTTGGCGTTCTCCTCAGACTTGCCGACCAGTACCATGACGTTAATTTCCCTTCGTTCCTGAATCATCAGCCACATGGGGACAAATACGTCCATGTTGGTGGATTTTGCAGCCCCGCGGTGCCATTGGAAAGCCGCTTTAAGGTTCCTGTTTTTTAGAATTTTGTTAGCGGCGGCAATATGGAACGGGGCGCAAGGTGTTGATTTGCCGGTTTCCGGGTTTACGGTCCAGTGCGGGAAGTAGTAGTCCACAAAAGCGGCATAGTCTGCGCGTAAATGCCTGATACGTGCCAGACGCTGCGCTTCCGTTTCATTGATATTAACGGCCGTTGCAGCCTGTACCGTTTCACAGTGCTGTTTCCACTTTTCTTGAGCCTTTAGTAATTCCGCTTTTGTTGTCATAGATTAAAAACCTTTTTGGAGCTGTTCGGAAATGAACAGGTCATGATATTTGTTTATTGTCTGTATCAGTTCGGGGGTTACATTCGGGTCGAAGCTCATACGATATTGCAGCCATTTGCTGAAAGCCATAAAGACCTCTATAATATCTACTACGGACGTTTTCTTATCCAGTCTTTCAATGGTAGCGGCAAACTTCACCAGTTTATCCGCTGCTGCCGCCGTCTTTTCCGGGCTTGGCTCGTTTACAAGGTCCTCGACCAATACATCTATACTTTTCAAAATTTTATTTACAAGTTCCGGCCGTGTAATGTTAGCCGCAGAGCGTGCCGCCTGCCAGTCTCCGTCATTTACCCATTTTGTAATCGTCTGTGCAGATACGCCCACCTTTTCGGCTATGACCTTTTGCGGTTCCCCTTGCATGAAGAGGAGGCGTGCGTGCTCACGCATTTTTTCCAGTTCCTTTTTAGTTGCCATTCATGTTTAAAGATGATTTATAACGATTAGCGCACCCACTGCGGGCGCGCTTTCATGCTGCAAAATTGGCCTAAAATCAGGGTATCATAAAAAAGAGTGTAAAGAGTTCACACCCTTTTTTGCCATGGGTTAAAGTAGTTGCAATTTTGCAGCATTGAACGACATCGCGGAGTAGAGCAGAGGCAGCTCGTTGGGCTCATTCCCCAAAGGTCGCGGGTTCGAATCCCGCCTCCGCAACAACAATCAGGTAAGGTAATAAAGATTGATTAACAAGCCGGTGCCCCGAGCGCATACCACCCTCCATCACCATTGCGGCGTTACGCGGGTCGCCGGCTTTATTTTTTTGACGAATGAAAGAAGTAATAATATCCACTGAAGCCGTAAACTCATACGGCACGCGCATACTGACCGACGGTATAGACCTGGAGCAGTTCAAGCGCAACCCTATACTGCTGTGGATGCACCGCAGGAACTACCAGGGAACAGCAGGTCCCATCGGCAGAATCGAGAACCTGCGCCGCGACGGTGCCAAACTGATAGGCACTCCGGTATTTGACCAGAACGACCCTTTTGCCAAGCAGGTAGAGAGTAAATGGGAAAACGGTTTCTTGCGCATGGCTTCCGCAGGTCTTGAACCTCTGGAAGTAAGCGACGACCCCGCCCTGGTATTGGACGGCCAGACCCGTGCCACTGTAACCCGCAGCCGTCTGGTTGAAGTCAGTATCGTTGATATGGGCAGTAATGATGAAGCCTTGCAGTTGTACGCTTCCGGCCAACTGCTGACCCTTTCAGCCGGAGAAGAACACCCGAATCTCCCCATGCTCAAACTTGAAAAGAACGACCCCGCCCCTGGCGAGGAACAAAACAATAAATCAATAAAACAAAACCAAATGAACAAGGAATTTTTAATCCTGCTCGGCCTGCCTGAAACAGCGACCGAGGAGCAGGCGCTGGCAAGTCTGCGTCTGCTCAAAGAGAGAGCCGACCAGGCAGAAACCATCCAGCTGGCGGCGGTTACGTCAGCCGTGGACGCAGCCATCGCCGAAAGGCGTATTCTGGCAGAGAACCGCGACCACTTTATCACCCTGGGCAAGTCAGCCGGGTTGCAGAACCTGACCGACACGCTTAAGCTTATGGCACCGCAGCAGAAGCCTACGGAAGTAATCAACCTTAAACGAGAAAGCGCACCGGGTGGCGCAGCACCGGCCAAGGAGTACACCAAACTCAGCGAGGTGCCCGAAAATGAGCTGCTGACCCTGAGAAAAGACGATCCGACCAAATATGCCCAGCTGTATAAGGCTGAATATGGCATCGAATGTCCGGTATTGAAAGACTGATACCAATTAACAACCAACAATTAAACAACAATGAACGCAAAAAGCAATTTTTTGAAGAAAACATTATTTGCCGTGCTGACCATGGTTTGCGCGGTAGCATTTAACAGTACTGCCGGTGCTGCATGTGCGGCAGTCGTTGGAGTTCCTGTAGGAGCCGGAGCGGTAGCCGGTAATGTCGTGGCCATGTTGGCTGGACAGTTCGCCCCTTCCGGTGCATTACGTGCCGGGGTGCTTACAGAAGTGTGGACCGGTGAGATGATCAAGGCGTTCCGTACCGCGCCCGAGGCGTTGGGCTGGATGCAGCGTATCCGCTCTTATAACCAATACGTGGAAAATGACGTTATCCACTTTGTTGAAATAGGCGGTGACCCTACCGTTTTGGTCAATAACAAAACCTATCCGCTCAATATTGAAGCCCTTGAAGATGCAGACAAACCCATTTCATTGGACAGGTTCGATACGACCGCAACCCCGGTGACCGATGATGAGCTGCATGCTTGCAGCTATGATAAAATGGCCAGCGTGCAGGAACGCCACCGCGACGCATTGCGTGAGAAAATCGCAGAAAAGGCAATCCATGCCCTTGCCCCTGACGAAAAGGGAACCGATATCCCTGTAATCAAGACCACCGGAGCAAGTGACGGGACCCGCAAGAAAATGACGTTTAACGACCTTCTGGCAATGAAGCGCGAATTTGACAAAATGCGTATTCCCGGCAAGGATCGTATTTTGGTCCTTTGTTCCGACCACGTTAATGACTTGCTGGAGACCGAGCAGAAGTTCAAGGAGCAATACAACATTAACCAGACCGACGGCAAAATCTGCCGCCTGTACGGTTTTGACATCTACGAATATGACGGCACGCCATACTACACCATGAGCACCGGCAAGAAAAAGGCCTGGGGTGCAGTTGCAGGAGTTGGCGACGCCCGCGCTTCGGTTGCCTTCTATGCCGGCAGAACGATGAAAGCCTACGGCTCAACGAAATTCTATCACAGTGAGGCGCAGAAAGACCCTCTCTATCACCGCAATTTGGTGAACTTTACCCAGTGGGGTATCTGTCTGCCATTAACCAAAACCAAAGTAAGCGGCGCGATTGTAAGCGCACCGCACGCCTAATAATGTAAAGTTATGGGAAAGCAGAAATTAAAGTATCTGGTTATCCACTGCACAGCCACCCCGGAGGGCAGGGATGTGAGCGCCGCCGACATACGGCGAATGCACACCTCCCCCAAGCCTCAGGGGCGCGGTTGGCGTCAGGTCGGATATACAGACCTTTTCAGACTGGACGGGACCCGAGAACGCCTTGTTAAGAATAATGAGGATGCCTACGTGGACGGCTGGGAAGTCACCAACGGAGCGGCAGGCTTCAACAGTGTAAGCCGACATATAGTCTATGCCGGTGGTGTAGCCAAAGACGGCAAGACCCCGCAAGACACCCGCACACCTGCCCAACGCAGTGCCATGGCGGAATATGTACAGGACTTCCACAGGCGCCACCCCGATGTTAAAATCATAGGACACCGAGATTTGAGCCCCGACCGGAACGGAAACGGAAAAGTGGAACCAAATGAATGGACGAAAGCCTGCCCGAGCTTTGAAGTATCGGAGTGGCTGGAATCCATAGGTATTAAACAGTAAAAACGTGAATGAGCGGCGAAATAGTAACTATCATTGTATCGGCGCTTGTCGCGGCGGTATCAGGCCCTATAGGGTCGTGGTTAGGCCGGAGGGTCGAGCGTGCGAAATATGAGGCCGAGGTTGGCAAGATCCGCGCTGAACTCAACGACAAAATAGCAGAAGTAAAAAGCCATGAACTTGAAAACGTGCGCCAGGCTTCGGACATCCTGATGCAGTCGATAGTACCGCCGCTGCAAGACGAAATAAACAAATTAAGAAATGACGTACAAAGGCTTAATGCGGCATTGGAGCGCGTTTGGGGCTGTCCTCATGTTGACCGTTGCCCTGTCAAATACGAGTTGCTCCTCTTACCGTCAGGTGGAACAAACCACCAGGGAAGAAAAGCAGACCGAGACGGAGACCACCCGAGAGGAAGTGAAGCAGGAGCAGCAGGAACAGACAAAGGCGCGTGAGGAAACCGACGAGAGTGTGACGGTGACGGAAATAGAAATCTATGATACCGACCGAGAACCGGACCCCACCACCGGAGCCCTTCCCGTAAAGGCACGCATCAAGCAACGTACCGACCGCACCGGAACCACGCGGGAAGTGGAGGACCTGCGCAAGCAGGAGACTACCGATTTGACCGAGAAACAGGTGTATAGCGGCGGGGAACTGTCCGAGGCGGTTGTAGTGGCCGAAAAGCCGGCAAGTCTTTGGGAACGCATGAAAAAAGGCGTTATGTGGGGTGCTGCTTTAACCGTATTGGCGGCAGCCTTATGGATATTTGTCAAATTAAAAAAAACTATAGCAGTATGGAAAACGAAGAAGAAGTAAAGAATCCCCAGGAAGTACCGGAAGAGGCGGTACAGGATAAAACAGAAGAATCAAGGGAGCAGGAAGCCAAACCCAAAGAAAAGGCCAAGGATGGAGCAAAGCCGAAAAATCAGAAAGCGGCCAAGGCAGAAGCCCCATCAATGCTCAAGGCGGTAGGGATTGAAGCGTGCAAGCGTCACAGCCTGCCCGTTGTGTGGGTGACTGACGACGGCCAGTGCTTCCCGGAACAGGGAGACGCCAAAGCCCATGCCGTCAATTTGAAGAACAAAGGAATCATTAAAGTAACGGCAGAATGAGCACCAAACTAACAATCAACAGAACCAACGGCAATGTCCCCAAGACTTTGCCTGGCGAGGACCATATCAGCGGTTTTGTCGCTTACCTTCCGGAGGCCGAACTTCCGGAGAACTTCAAGACCGAGCATGTGCAGGCCCTTTCCACGATAGACGCAGCCGAGGCGGCCGGAATAACAGCCGACTCCACCAGCTGGGCAGTCAAAGTGTTGCATTACCACCTCAGCGAGATTTACCGCGTGAATCCGGCTGTAAGCCTTTATGTGGGACTTTTCGCCAAACCGACCATCAGCGACAATTATACGTTTGCCGAGCTTAAGACGGTACAGAATTTTGCAGGCGGCCGAATCCGTCAGATAGCCGTGTGGTGTGGCGACCGTAACATGAGTGCCGACGACATTGTGACCTTACAGGGCATAGGTGACGCACTGGCAGCCGAGGCGGCCGAATTGTCTATCCTCTACGCCCCAAAAGTTACGAGTATAAAGCAAATTACCAAGGAAGCGGCCGGCACAGGCAAAAGCCGTGTAAGCGTGGTAATCTGCCAGGCAGGCAGCGGAACCGGTGCCACCCTCTACAAGGACAAGGCCAACTCCGCCAAGAGCAGCGTCAGCGGCTTGGGTACGGTTTTGGGGCTTCTGAGCCGTGCCAAGGTTCACCAATGCATCGCCTGGGTCCGTGAGTTCCCGACAGGTATAACCCTGCCGGCATTCGGGGACGGCACCCTTTACAGGGATATGGACAAAGCGCTCATCGAGCAGCTGGACACCGCCCGTTACCTTTTCTTTGTGACGCAGCCCGGACAGACCGGTAGCTACATGAATGACAGCCACACCATGGACGAAGCCACCAGTGACTACGCGGCCATCGAAAGCGTGCGTACCATGGATAAAGCCGTCCGCGGAATCCGCAAATACATTGTTCCGGAACTTGGCGGCAACGTTTATGTAGATGCTGAAAGCGGCAGACTTGCCAGCTACAGCGTCGAGAACCTTATCACGGTGGCGAATCTTGCCCTCGAGGAGATGGAACGTGCCGGCGAGCTGAGCGGCTACAAGGCAGACATTGATCCCGACCAGGACGTGGCAAGCACCGGCACCCTTGATATTGTCATCAAGAATGTGGCCAGCCCAGTAATCCGCCATATCAATATTAAAATCGGCTTTGCAAAAAGCGTTTAAGCAACCTAAAAAACAAGAGTAATGGCAAGTGTTATAAATAACGGAACACCTTTGGTTAACGGCATGTTGTGCTCCTGGGCAGATATTGTCACCCTTATCGGTGGTGTGCCTGTTACGGGCATTGTGGGCGTAGAATATGGCGACGAGCAGGAGGTGGTAAACAAGTACGGTGCAGGCCGCCACCCGGTCGGGCGTGCCAAAGGCAGAATTACCCCTAACGGTAAACTGATACTTTACCAGGAAGAAGTACAGGCATTGCAGGCACAAGCCCCCAACGGGCGACTGCAAGACCTTCCGCCTTTCGATATCATAGTACAGTATATTCCTGACAGCGGGCTGATAGTAACTGACAAAATCCGTAACTGTCAGTTTTCGGGGAACTCCAGAAAGTGGAAAGAGGGCGACACGGGGCAGGAGGTCGAACTTCCGATCGTACCCTCACACATAGAATGGGGCGGTCCAAAGGCATAATAGAAATACAACAACCGGCAGCCGTCAGGTGCGAATCCCTGACGGCTACCGGCAGTCAATAAAAAACGATTAAATACCCTTTAAACGATATGAAAGAAGTAACGAAAGAAGCAAGAACAACCTTTGACGGCGGTATCACTCCCGAGCAGGTGGAAGCAATGAAATCCAAGCACCGTAAAGTCTTCCGTGTGGATATTGTGGACGGCGAGGATACCCATGTGGGCTATTTCAAACGCCCGGATTTTGCCACAATCAAGGCAATAACAAAAATATCAAAGACAGATGAAGTGGAAGCCGGAAAGGTGCTGTTTGATAATTGCTGGTTGGGAGGCAGTGCGGAGCTTCGCGATGATGCAGTCCTTTTTATGGCTGTGCAGGTCCAGCTCGGCAAGTTGGTAAACGGTTGCATGGGTTCCCTAAAAAACTTGTAGAGGCGCATGCTTTGGCCGACGTAGATACGGAGGACACGTTCGCCAAGGGGTGCGCCCTTATCCGGGCAAACCTTCATGTAAACAGTGATGATATAGAGACAGAGGAAGAACGGGCAGCGCTTTATAATCAAGCCCTATGGCTGGAGCGCTGGCGTAATAGAAACCATGCTGAAATGATAGCGTCTTTATTTGGTGAGGGCCCGCATTAAGAACGCCAGAAAACCCACCAAGGGAGCGGAGCACCTTTACCGTCTTTGGACAAGCCGAAACGGATAAGGTCTATCATATAAAGCAATATTCCCAATATCCCAAATATCAAGACCCCGTAACCAATTATTTTGAGTAAAAAACCAATCATATTGTATCAGTATTAACACGTTACAAATATAATAAATATAATCGATATGGCGAGTGTATTTGACTATATTTTTAATATTGGCGGCAATTATACCGCTACAATAAACGGAATGAGCACTGCAACCGGCGACTTTACCGCAAAGGTTGACGGTGCGCAGAATGCCGTAGGCAAAATTACTACAGTGCTTGCCGGTATTGATTTGGTCAAAAACGCCATTGAGGGGCTGAACCAGGCGACAGAGACATTAAGCGGGTCAGGTATTAGACTTGACAGCCAGATGCACGACCTTAGTGCGGTTGCCGGTGTTACCGGTGAAACCCTGAAACAGATCGAGGGTTTTGCCCGTGACAGTGCCAAGGCGTTCGGTACGGACGCAAGTGTAGCGGTAGAGGGGTACAAGCTTCTTTTATCACAGTTGAGTCCGGAACTGGGTAAATACCCCGATGTGCTGCGAGCTATGGGAGACTGCATACAGACCACCAGCAAACTAATGGGCGGAGACGGCGTGGCAGCCGCTCAGGTACTGACCACAGCCATGAACCAGTACGGTGTCAGTCTGGAGGACCCGACCCGGGCAAGTGAAGAAATGGCGCGTATGATGAATGTTATGGCAGCGGCAGGACAGGCGGGATCGGCAGAACTTCCGGCCATATCGGCCGCCTTGCAGCAGTGTGGTATGGCCGCGAAAGCCGCCAACGTCAGTTTTGAGGAAACCAACGCCGCAATCCAGGTACTTGACAAAGCAGGCAAGAAAGCGAGCGAGGGCGGCGTTGCCCTTCGTAATGTGCTGGGGCAACTCAGCAAAGGCCGTTTCATAGAGAAGCAGGCCGCCGAGGAACTGCAAAAGGCTGGCATTGACGTGGTGGCATTGGGTGACACTTCCAAGACATTGAAAGAAAGACTCGAAATGCTGAAGCCAATGCTTAACGACAGCGCTCTTTTATCCAAGTTCTTTGGAGTAGAGAACGCCAACGCAGCTCTTGCCCTGATACAGGGGACGGAAGCTTTGGACGGCTTTACAGAAGCGGTTACGGGCACCAACAGCGCAACGGACCAAGCGGCTATCGTCATGCAGAGTTATGCAGAACGGCAAGCGGTATTTAACCAGAAAATTGAGGATTTGAAAATATCAGTATTTCAGCTTACAGGGGATTTGACCCTTTGGGCAGGTGTACTTTATAATATTGCTATGCCGTTGGCCCAACTTATGCCGCTTATTTTGGGTGTTGGTAAAGCGATGTTGTGGGTAAAGGGGCTTAATTGGGCAGGCATGTGGACTCGAATAAAAGGGGCTGTTTATGTTGCCCGTTTGCAAATGGCATTTATGAACCGCGAACTAATTACGGGACAGTTTGCTTCTAATGGTTTTCTGATAAACATTACACGAGCCACCCTTGCCGTTTTGCGCTTTGCCACTGTGGGCCTTTTCAATGCCCTTAAGGGATTGGGCGCATTGGTGTTGTCCTTTGTAACCGGTGGCACGGCTTCTGCCACCTTCTCCACCATAGCCTCGACATCCTTTGGTGTTTTTTCCACAGCAGCGACCACAGCCTGCCGGGCCGTATCGGTAGCCATAAGCAGCATACCGATAGTCGGTTGGATAGCGGCGGCCATATCCGCCCTTATAGCCGTAGGCGTTTACTTCTGGAATACATCAGCCAAATTCAGGGCAGTGCTCAAAGGAACATGGGCGGCTTTCAAAGCCTGTTTTTCCGGCATTGGAGAACTTGCCAAACAAACCTTTGGGGCTATTGGCGACCTGATTAAAGCCGCATTCAACCTGGATGCTTCCGGAATATCGGCAGCATTGAACAAGTTAAAGGCCGGTTATGCCGACTATGGCAAACAGGTAGGTCAAGCCTTTAACAGGGCATACGATGCAGAAATGGCGGAGTCTGCCAAGAAACAGGCGGCTGAAAAGGGGAAGAAACAAACGACCAACGGAACCGCTGCCACAGTTCCCGCGGTAGAAGTCCCCACAACGGATCCAACCGGTGGCGGCTTGGCAAACGCAGGTCTGGGAAGCGGAAGCGGCGGGGACAGCGGAGTCGGTAAAATCCGCAACGTAACCATCAATATAGAAAAATTGGTTGAGCGTATCGAACTGCATACGTCCACCCTTACGGAAAGCACTGAGCGAATCCGCGAGCAAGTGGCCGAGGCACTTATGGGCGCGCTCAACGACACCCAATTAGCGACAGAATGAAACTACCTGTAAGCATATCATTTATGGCCCTTGGAGCGGCACAGTTCGCCGCCAAGTCGCTTGTACGGTTCAAGCCCGGGCGAACAGGTGAAGCCCCAAGCTGGGAGGGTCGCGGTGCAGACATTACCACCCATGAGATAGGCGCACCCATAACCGACCGCTCATATTGGGAGGGTCGTTATGCCCTTTGCACGCTGACACTTCGGCGTGAGGACGGGGCGGAACTTGAAATCACGGACGCGGTGGCGGCAGTCAGCCGCGAACGCCGAATCGTGAGCACAGGGCTTGTCGGGCGTGACGGCACGGTGAAAGAATACATAAACGCCGGAGACTGGGCGGTCAATATCGTGGTAGGTGTACAGGCCTTGCGCGGTGGAGTAATCACCGACGACTACCCGGATGAAGAAATGCGCCGTCTCTGTGAGTTCCTGGAAGAAAAGAAACCGTTGGAAGTTTACAGCGCCTTCCTGGATATATTCGACATTACGAAAATCGTAATCAAAAGTTATTCAGCGACACAGGCGACAGAATCGAATTATCAGGCTGTAAGCATCAGCGCGGTAAGCGATGAAGATTATGAAATATACAGCAACGAATATTAAACACCCATTAAACAGTAATTAAAATGGCATTTACAGAAGAACAGGAGGCCAAGCTGACAAAGTTGTTGGCAGCCTTTGAAAATGGAAAGCGAATCAATGAACTGGACCCGGCAGTCGGAGAGCTCAGCGCCATGCAGATAGAAGTCATGGACGAAACAGGAGAAACCCACCGCATGGAGCTTGAGCGCGCCGTGTCGGAAGCGGGCAACCCGATAGCCGGTCGCTGGTGGAACAGCACCAACGCCACGACAAAAGCCGCCGGCTGGTTTGGTTCCCTGGAAGCATTAAAGAAACTGCCCGAAACCCTGGGTCTTGGGCGTTACCTGGTAGCGGACGACCGCACCATGCGCAAGCTCGATCCGAAAGACTCCACACGTTTTGAGGACGGAAGCCCGGCGGCACTTGACGGGACTATGGGGCAGTGCATGTGGTGCTGGTCTCGTCCGTGGTATTTTACGCGTTGGAGCGACGGCGAACGTGACAAATGGGCCATTACGTTGAAACCGATACCCGGGAAGAAAAGTTACCGTATTCCTGTGGGCGGTGTTTCCTGGCTTGATGCCGCCGTAATGGACCGCACGGAGCAGAAACTCTGCTCCGTAATCAGTGACGACGAACGCTACCGCGGTGGAAACGGTTCGGCCCGTCCCGATACCGACCCCAAAAAACCGGCGGCGAACACACCTCAGGCAAGTATGCTGGGTATGCCTGCCTCTGCTATAAGTACAACGAATTTTGGTACCTATGCCCGCAAACGTGGCGAGGGTTGGGAGGCAAACTGGTTTGTAGCCCGTGCTGCCGTTGAAATCCTTATAACGGTAATTATGGGCGACCGTAACATTCAGGCTGCATACAACCCTGAACGCGATGCCGACGGGCTGATGCAGGGCGGATTCGGTTCAGGTGTTACGACCATGGGCTGGCAGGAGTGGTCAGATTATAACGGATGTTACCCCCTTGTTCCAACCAATGTAGGGCTTGAAATGGGCGACGGTACAGGACTGGTGTCTTACTCATTGCCTGCCAGTGAGGGCGGCGACCTGGGTACCCCTTACAAAACCTTCCAGGTACCTGTATTTTTCGGATTGGTTCATGCCGGTTACGGCCATTTGTGGCGTTGGGTACGCGGTTTGACCATAAACCAGGAAGCCGGTGTCAAAACCGAGGTATATGTGGCCAAAAGCATGGCAGCATCCTTTAACCCTAACAGTATAGAAGGCTTAAAGAAAGTAGCAGAATGTCCTCAGACGGAAGGGTATATAAAGCGCGTAAGTTATGAGGGATTATGTGGAATGCCTACCGAAGTGGGCGGTAGTCCTACAACCTGTTTCCCTGACTATTTCTATACAAATGGTAAGACCCAGACAGGCCTTCGTGTCCGCGCGGCTGGCGGTGGCGCTAACGATGGTGCGGCTGCGGGCACGTTCTACTCGTATGCGGGCTCTGCGGCTGCGGATGCGTCTGCGGGCTACTCGTCGCTCCTCTGCTTTTTTGCGGAAGACCCGGTAATCGAATAAAACGAAAACGGGGCGAAGCCCAAAACGAAATACGACCGGGAAATCCGGCATGAGTTCTTTGAAATTTTGAATACCAAGTAGGCCCGTTCGGCGGAGGTGTGGAGCAATCCAAACCCCGCCGTAAGGCGGGCAAAAATTTTAGATGAAAAAGGGAAAAATGTTACAGAATGTTGCAGAAAAGCGTTAATTTTGCAGGGTCAATAATGGGATAACACCCTTGACCGGTTGCAGTCCTTGCAGTGGTGAGCCTTCGTGTCCGCGCGGCTGGCGGTAACGCTAACAATGGTGCGAATGCAGGCACGTTCTACTCGAATGCGAACTATACGGCTACGAATGCGAATGCGAACTACTCGTCGCTCCTATACTTTGCGCGATATATAAAAACAAAATGCGATATGGGCTGGACCGTGCCACTTGGCAAAAGATAACAAGAATGCAGAGGGTGCCGGTAGGTCCGTAAGGTTTCGACAGTTCCCGAAGCGTGCAGAGCAGACCCAAACAGACCCACAGACCCGATGAAGCGTTACGGCTATTTGTTCGACCGCATTTGTTCGATAGACAATTTGCGGGCAGCCGCCCATAATGCGGCACATGGTAAGAGAAAGCGTGATGAGGTGCAAAAATTCTTTGCAGACCTGGAAAACAACCTGCAGGGAATTTACACCGAATTACGGACACATACTTACCGGACATCCCCTTATGAAGTTTTTATAAAGTACGAGCCCAAGCGGCGTGAAATCTACAAGCTGCCATTTAAAGACCGAGTGGTTCAGTGGGCCATAATGCAGGTGCTTGAGCCAGTATGGACCCCACAGTTCACGGCAGACACACACGCCTGTATCCGTGGACGTGGCATACACTCGTTACATAAGCGGCTGCATGAAGATTTGGCGGCAGACCCGGAGGGTACGCGCTACTGTCTGAAACTTGATGTAAAGAAATTCTATCCGAGCATTAGCCACGAAATCCTTAAATCAGTTTTGCGCCGTAAAATCAAAGACCCCGATGTTCTTTGGTTGCTTGACGGCATTATCGACAGTGCGCCGGGTGTACCAATCGGCAATTACATTTCCCAATACTTCGCTAATCTTTATTTGTCGGAACTCGACCACCGAATCAAGGAGGTGGCCGGGGTGCGGTATTATTACCGTTATGCCGATGATATTGTCGTACTTGCCGGAGAAAAACCGGTTTTGCATGGTATGTTGATTTTCATAAATGACTACCTGCAAACGGAGCGGAGTTTGTCGATAAAAAGCAATTACCAGATTTTCCCGGTAGAAAGCCGGGGAATTGATTTTGTCGGCTATGTCTCTTACCATACCCACAGCCTTGCACGTAAGCGAAATAAAAAAGGCCTGTGCAGGGAAGTGGCGAAGCTGCGAAAAAAAGGAGTTCCCGAAGCTGATATCATGCTTCGGACCGCTTCGCGTGTCGGCTTCATGTATCATTGTAACAGTAAACATCTATTAAAAATACTTGGTATGAAAAAATTCAGCGAACTTGTGCCGGCAAAGTCCGGCAACCTGACCGGTACAAAGTACCACATTGATGCAATTCTGAACCGTGAAATCCACCTGACCGGCTACACGGTAGCCCCGTCAAAGCACAATTCGGAACCGTGCCTCACCCTTCAATATGAAATTGAGGAAGCATTAACCGAAATCATGCAGGACGGCACCAGCCGCCCCGTTATTGACGATGAGGGCAACACGGTAAAAAGTTGGGTGCAGCATATCACTTTCACAGGCAGCCAGGCATTGATCCGCCAGCTGGAGGGTGTGGAAATAACAGAACCGCTCAGGGCTAAAATAATAAAACAACCAATCGAACGGAATCGGTGCTTTTATAAAATCGTCGATCCGGACGATTAAAAAGCAAAAAGATAATGAACAAAGCAACCTACACAGACAGAAAGACGTTTGTAAAGTATGACGACAGCCATGTGCTGCTTTATCTGAATGAGCAGCCGGGTGAAGTGACAAATCCTGAAACTGGAGAAAGTACACCGGGCTACACATACACCGGAGACCAGCCCGACGGCTCTACCATGATTTTGGCGCAGGGCGTGACGGAAGAAAACCGCCGCGACAAGTTCGTTGCCGGTCTTATCGGCTTCCATTATGACATCGATGCACAAATTGCCACGTTGGCCAATGGGACGGACACCCCGGAACATGCCGCCGAACTACAGCAGTTTGCCGCCTTGCGTGCAAAGTGCAAAGCAGAGATTGACGAACTTTTGGCCCGTTCCCTTTAATCGTGTCAGGCTATGGCAAGGACGATAGAGGAAATCAAAAAAGACATGACCACCGAATGGATGAAACAACCGGCGGTCATGTCGGCCTACGGGCTTGACGGTAAAAAGGCGTTTAAGGACTGTTTCAGTGCTGCCAGCCTTGAAAACATTCTTTTTTATGTCTTTGCTTTTGCGGTGTGGTCGCTTGAGTCATTGTTTGATCTGCACCGTAATGAGGTGGATTTGCTTATAGAACGCCTTGAACCGCATACCTTGCGCTGGTATGTTGCAAAGGCGAAAAATTACATGCAGGGCTATTCGTTGGTAACGGATTGTGATTATTACGACACGTCAAAATTAAGTGCAAGCGAGATAGAAGCGGCACGCGTCGTAAAGTATGCAGTAGCGACCGAAAAGAACACCGTCGTTTATATCAAGGTTGCACGCCAGGGGGAGGACGGCAACCCCCAATCCCTAACGGCTGGCCAGCTTGCCGGCTTACGCTCTTATTTGGAAGAAATAAAGGATGCAGGTGTGTCTATTCAGGTGCGCAATGAACCGGCGGACAGTATGCAAATATCCTTGGTTATTTATTACGACCCCACACTTTTGACCATATCCTCGAACGGGACCGGTGTTCTGCCTGACGGTTCCGAGCCTGTGCGTGAAGCGGTGAAGTCCGTGATTACCGGTTTGCCTTTTAACGGTGTGTTCCGTAAAAGCGACCTCATGGCCGCACTCCAGGATCTGCCATGTGTGAAAGTGGCAGACATTACCAGTGTGAAAGTAAAGGCCAAAAATGCCGTAACCGGTCCTGTGGAAGTGGTGGGCTACAGCGTGCCCGAAAGCGGCTATTATGAAATTACCAGCCTGGATGTCGATTATAAACCTTATAACACCGTTGGATAATGTTTAAGATAGATTTTAAACGGCTGGCGGCCATTATGCTGCCAATATCCTTGCGTCGTCCGCTTGTATTCGGACTGCTTCGTGCCGGTCTGGTAGGTGTTGAGCGGGTTTATAAGGAATTTAAGGAGGCACGCAAAGGGCATAATTTCCGCCTGACACACAACGGGCAGGTCTGTTACTTGCGTGGCATGTTGCATTATTATTTTGGTCCCGGCTTTCAAATAAAATCAACCAAACAGGAGGGTAAATGGTTGTATGCCGTGACGGAATCCGGGGTTAAAATTCCGCTGTCCGTTTCTGAAAAATCCAAAGGTGTGCCGGTGGTGTACAGCGAGCAGTCGCTGAATGCTTCCCAAAATGATTTTGAGGTGTGCATTCCTTCACGCTATATGTCGCGTAAGGGAGAAATAGAAGCAATGGTGAACAAATACAAGCTTATAACCAAAAGGGCAATATACAGGGAAATAGAAGACCCGGTGGCTGTTGTCGGCCCGCATGTCTCGTCCTCATGGAACCCTGATGCGTTTAACCATTTAATCACTTCAAGAAAATGAATACAGCGAATTACTTGAAAAACGGGAAATACCCACTTTCCACGGAGACCCTTTCATTTATCCAGGAACAGATAAAGTTACTTGAAGCCTTGGCAGGATTGGGTGGAAAAAACTATATCATACAGCCGGACAGCAGGGTCGGTGGTATCGCAGTCATAACAAAAAAGGTAAAGACCGGCATCATAGAAAGGGAAGAAAGAGAGGTGTTGGAACTGTTGGACAGCCCGACATATTCACAGCAAACCAGATTTGTGACGGTTTTAACTGAAAAAAAGAATATCGTGGCCGACGACCATACCTACACGGAAGCCAGAATATACAGACGTGCGCAGTTCAGCGTCAACCGTGGAGCGGAAAGCTACCCAATCAACAGCTTTATAAATTTCATCAGCCATTCAGCCATTACGCTGGACCAGTTCCCGACAAATGCCATTCTTGCGGAAAGAATCCGGCAGGTGCCTGCCACAGTGCTGGAGTATCTTAAAGACACTTTGGCCAAGAAACTGACCTTTTCCACGATGAAAGGACTTACAAAGGAACAGATAGACGGCTTGCGCACTTCCTGCGTGTTGTCCTGTTCCGGAAGTGTGGCACTTTTCGGGCAGACAGATTATACCCTGATAGTGACAGAACAGGGAAGCAAGCAAGTAAGGCAGGAGTTGATACAAGGGACGGACAGCCATTATGTACGAACTTATAACGGTGCGGTATGGGGAACGTGGACACAGCAGACGGAAACAGCCATGCACCTTGATGTTAAAATCACCGGCACCAGGGTATATGTACGCCATGGCGCACTTGGTGAGGATTGCGACCTGGTGCTGTTGCGTAAGAAAAAGCGCAGCAGGTGGAGAGCGACAGGTGGGGCAAAAGCCTACAGCAAGAACCGGGGAATACGTAAAAAGAGAACTGCCAAAACGCAGTATGTCTATTTCAAGGGTATAAAGTTGAGCAAGGGAACCCCTGGCAAATGGTATGTGCCCAAATGTATAGCAGTCGATGATCCGGCAAAGGATGGGAACTTGATAGGTAAGGAATTGCCCGGCTTGTGTAAGTCTTTGTTTTATGTCGGTAAAGACGGGTATTACCGTATCCAAGGCAGCCGTAAAAGAATAGTTCTGAAAGGAATAAAAAGCGGAAAGGGTAAACAGCACGCGGGTTACGCCCCTATCGGTTTGCAAATTGCCAGGCTGAACCCCAAAGGAGGCAAAGACAGTGGCGGTGAGATAGTGAGGATGAAATACCGCATCAGCCAGTATGTGACGGTCACAAAGACCGTGAATGGAAAGCCTGTCCCTGTAGCGTGGAACTTTAAACGGTCTTTTTCGATAGAATAGAGCAAAAAAAAAGTGGGGTGTAATACCTCACTTTTAAGTCCCCGCGGTCGAAACACTATGTACGCCCATCTGAACAGGATTATTCAAAATCTCTTTTCTAACTTTCTGGCACTATTCGGTAGAATTCTCTCTACA